GACCGATTTTGTATATCCTGAAGGATTTCGATCCATAGGAAATAGCACCGAGCGGAATAGTCTCAGCTTCTCCCACATACATGGGGGCAGCATCTGACATATTAATCCAGGGCATAACCTGGGTAAGACCTCTCATTTGCTCTTCAGCGGCAATGAGGTTAGGATAGATGGGACCCTGGCGGTAACCAAGGAGCAGAGCACTACGGAATACTTCCGGAATGATCCACCTTACATCCACTTCGGGGACTGTGATAAGGTTAGAGATGGTATCAGTAGCCGGATCAACTCCGAGATCTGATAGCATGGAACCGAGCTCAACATTGAATTTCTCCTTCACTATTTCTGCGAAGGAAACATCACGGGGGTTATCTTTGTGTGCCCTTATTGCTTCGGCCGCCTTAACTGCATCTTTTACCTTGCCCTTAAACTGGCTTTTTTCGAATTGCTTAAGATCCATTTGAGTATGGTGTTATTTGTTTATATTTATAATGCTATGGTCTGGTGATTTGATTAAAATACAGCGACCCTGACTACATCACCATTGTCTCCTGAATCCAGGCAGTTGCCTATGATCGTGGTGTGATCGAGAGTTCCACCATCGTCGACTTCCATCATCTTGGTGGTTGAGTTGAAAGCAGCCATACGGCATACTCCAGGTACATGGCTGTCGGCATATGCTTCGGCATATATAACAGCAAAGGCCTTCATCATGACAGTAACAAGGTCACCGCCATAGCCATCCTGTACTGCATAGCCAATAAGCTTACCTGGGATATCACCAGCAGCATACGGTTCAATCTTACCTGATGTGGTAAGCTTAACAGGCTGCCCCTTGTATATGCGATTGTTATCGCTTGAATAGGTATAGGTGGCCTGGCTAGCACCAAGAGTGGTAACGAATTCATGCAATACTAGGGGTAGAGATGAATCATAGGCTGTTACTGTAATGACTCGGGCTGCTGTAACAGTAGCATCAGCTACGTTGGCTGCAGTACCAAGAGCCTCTATAGCAGCTGCTAACAACGCCATTGAAGCGTCATGGTCAGTGGCAAAAGTAACAGGCGAAATAGCCTTGTTATTTACTTTACCGTTAACCACGTTAAGGTTTACCAAATCTGCACTTAAAGTTATGGTTGCTTTGAGTGCATCGACTTCGAATTCCTCATGCAGTTTATGTGACTCGGATTTGAGGATGTAAGTCTTTGACGCGGATCCAAAAGGTTCGGGCATAATTTTGATATTTTAATTGTTCATGTGAATATATTAATATATGCTAAGGTCTAGTAGTTATTTTTTGGCCTCAAAAAACTTTGTATCAACCTTTCCTACTCCCGTGAATTTCTCAACTACATCAGCTACAGGCTTATCAGTAGCATCTTTTTCATCAGAAGTAGGTTTAGCAGAAGCCCTGGTAACCTCATGAGAACCACATACCTGGCAGGTAAACTGGAACTGGCCATCTGTAAGCTGGTCATATTGCTTGTTAAGAGCCTGGAGTGTATTGTAATCTGCTTTTTCGATTACAGTAAGTATAGCGGCATCCTCTGGTTTTTCACCAATAGAAAGTTTATACAGCCTCTTAGTATCTTCTTTAAGGGCCGATATAATTGTAGTGGCTGTTTCTGCCAGAACGATCTTGTCCTTAAAGTCTGTTGGAACGCTTGCTTTGAATTCCCTGAGACTTGTGATCTCAGTCTGGATAGCTTCTAAGCCCACTAAATCGAGAACCTTAACAGGTTCCGGTTGCTTACTGGACTCAGCCCGGAAAGTAGCCAACTCGGTATTAATAGTACCAAGCTTTTCCTGATAGTTCTCTTCGGTGAGAGAATCCTTTTCCAAACCGAAGATAGTTTCAAGGAGTCTTAAAGTTTCATTCATGTCTGTCTGTGTTTGATTATTATCAATTGTATCTATTTCATCCAAGTACTCTTCAGATGACAAGGATTTCCAATCATAAAATACTGCATTATTAGAAAACTCTTCTTCTAAAGTGGTATCAGATAAGGGATAACGCGAGCGTGCATATGAGGGATTAACTATCTTCCCATCTTTACCCACTTTTTGGGCAAATGGGTCTGCTCCGTGGCCCACCAAGGAAGTTTCATGAAAAGCAGTTATTTCGGTTACTATCCTTTGGATAAGTTTACCTTTATCATCAAAGGTACCCACCTTAGAAAAGAAATCTTCATCTGATAGGTCTGGGTGAGATTTTTTCCAGGCAAAACTAACAGTTACTGAATTAGCATGAATAGATGGTGGCTCCATCATAATACCACGAGCTATTCTTGGGTTGGATTTACCATCTATCCTCAAGGTAGCATTTATACCAGCAGGAACTTTTAACCCCTCTTTAGTAGTATATGAGTTCTGCCATTCTACTGCTTTTACAGCTCCTATAGCATTACCCACCGCCATCTCATGGTCTATATTAACTGTTTGACCTATGAGTTTACCCATACTTGCTTTTAAAACATCAGCCGGAAAATGTACAGGATTATATCTAGCATTCACAGTAACATTTGAAAGCATCCTGAATACTGGTTCTACAAACTCTTCATCCTGAGGTTTAAGATCAGCCGCAGTTACATCCGGATAATAGGTGGTATAATTGGGAGCTGACGTATCAAACAAACCGAAAGACCCCACTTCCTGTGGATCTTTTTCCAGTTTATCCGATATATTTGACAGAGACATTTTTACTGGGCAATGGCCTAGTATAAGAGAATGGCCCCCGCACAATTTAATGGAATCTATCTGTTTGAACTTTCCCATAAGGTTTTTTATATAAATGAAATAGTATTGTATTTATCTTTGGCTTAGGTAATCCAAAAACACATCTATTAAAAATTCAGCAGCCTGTGCTTTTTGATCTTTACGCTTAGGTTGTGGTTTATCCTTTTCCCTAGACTTACGGTCTGAAGCATCTTTGTCTTTTTCCCTCTTCTGATCAAGTTCAGCTTGTTTATCTGGTAATACTCTTGGTTCTTCAGAATCTGGTTTATCATAACCCAATTCATCCGCTGATTGCTGTTGACTTATAATACCTTGACCATACTTAGCTATAACGTTACGAATCTTAATTTCCTGAGCCTGCTGATATTTAAGGTCATCAGTAATGGTAGAAGGTTCAAATTCTACTCTAAGATTCTCAAATTTAAATCCGGCCAATCTCAATTCTAGATTATAACCGAATTTAAGGTTAGCGGCTATGATGGATTGAATATTGGTTAACTGAGATAGCATTTTAGTAAATACAATATTTATACCAGTCTCAGTTCCTTTATTACCAACACCCAAAAATTCAGGGGCAAATTTTAACCCATTGGCTACAGACCTCTCATTCTGGTCATATAATTCACCAACTCCCTTAAGATCCTTGGTAGTGGAATTAAATTTAAACTCGTGGTCTTCTTTATAACCAACTATAACGCCCTCTGACATACCACTGATGATCTCTTTCTTGGCATTATCTAGGAAGGTTTTTAGCTTGGCTACATATTGTTCTTCATTTTCACCATCAGTTTGACCAGGTTTCTCCATGAGAGCCTCGAAGAATCCAAGTAGTCCGACCTGCTTCATCATGTACTTGATATTCTTATTCATATCGGCCTGTGTTGCAATAGCATTTAAAGCCGTTAAGAATGGTGGTATACCATATGGGAGTTCTGTATCGCCATTTATACCATAATAACGATAGGTATACTCATTTAGTTTTTCATACCTTTCACCTATGATATCACCAGTTTCATAATTCTGTTTCTGATAAGGTTCGTATCTTAGTTGTTTTTTGTTCCAGGAAAATATGATAGTTTCAGGATTTACCAGAGCAACATTCTTTATACCCTTTTTATCATTGGCTACGACCCACTCGTTTGATAAAGCCCCAGCAATCCATATCTGAGCGATCATTTTGTTAACCAACCCGTTCATACCATCTACGCCATCCCCCCATTCGATTTGTTTATCTTCAAGATGCTGACGCATTTTTTTCTGCATCTCGGGTGGTACGGAAGGGTCAAACTTAATTCTATGACCAGTATTTGTTAATCTGACCATATCATTAACTGCCAAACCCATATCCTCATTTATCCATGAAAGCTTACGGATAACTGGGATATATTCAGCAACAAAGCCGGGATTCACGAATGTAGTTTTACCTTTAAGATCGGTAAACGTTATCTCGTTTTTTGGTCGGCTGATTCTGGTGGATGGAACCACTATACGGGTGGGCTTGCTTTCTGGAACCTCCTGCTCTACAAGTTTTACCCTTTTACGGGGGTTATTTTCCCAAGGCAACCTAAATCTTAAGGCCATATATCTCTAAATTCTTAATTCAACAATGTCGTATTACATATAGCAAAAAATGGTATTGAAACTATGTTGGTGCCACAACTGCTGTAGTAACCTTTCCCTTCCTTATGTAATTGCATATAGCCTCTGACATTATACTGTCATCGGTATAAGTAGTCTCATCATCAAGTAGATCATCTTCTTCAGAACCCCTGCTATGTTTACCCATAGCAACAGGCCTGTTCCTATCATCATAGATAAAAGTATAGGCTTCCTGAACGAAGAACTTGTTTAAAATTTCTACCCGTTCATTTCGGATATCATCTTCGAGTTCATCAATAATAATTGGCCTAGTCTTAAGAGTAGTATACCAACCTGGAACTTTTTCAACTTTGGGTTTAGATTCTCCCTTTTCTTTAAGGAACCTCGTAGTATAGAATAAGTTTGGATAACCACTTTCCTGAATCTTAGTGGTGACAGCCAAACCAATGTCGTTACTTTCTGGAGCCAAGACAGCCCGATTGTAATCCTTACCAGTACTCATAAGCAAATTGGCAAATTGAGCCACTGGCATTTTACCCTTAAAATAGGCATGTTCAACCCCAGCTCTATCCATTACAGTAAATGCAGAATAATCTCGGCTCCTACCAGAGGCAATGTCCGCAGCTATATAATAATGGTGACCTTTCTGGGGTGGTTTTATTATTACCATATTACCATTATGCCTAACATCATATGGTGGCATTTCAGTTATAAGGTCTTCTATAGCTTTAATATCGACAAGGTCAAATACCGAGTTACCAGAAGTAAGGAAGTCTCCATCAATCTCCTGAGCTGTCCTACGTGGTCCCAAAGAACTTGACATGATTCTATACCATTCCAGATCTCGTTCTGGGTGCATTTGCCATTTGAGTCTGATGGGTATAAATTCATTTCCTCTGGCAACAGCATCAACCCAGGTTTTATGAAAGAAGTTACCTACACCGTAAGGAGTTGAATTTAGAATTGCCGAACCACCAGTTGATAGAGTTGGGAAAGCAGCTGCCCAAATTTGAGCTGCCCATCTTACAATTGCCGCCTCATCAATTACCAACAAGGAAACTGCTTCAGATCGTCCTGCATCTTCAGTAGTTGGGATTGAAGTAATGGTTGACCCATTCGAAAATTCCATTTCAGTTTGAGTTCCCAACTCACCAGGTCTACCATTAATAACTGGCGTTTGAAGATACCATGGTAAATTTCTATATAAAAATCGAATCCTTCTAAGTACCTTCTTAGCGACTCGGTCTTTAATTGAAATGATGATGATGTTTTTATTGTCATGGTACATTGCAAGCCATAAACAATAAAGGGCTATCAATTCTGTTAACCCCGCTTGCCTGAACTTTAAAACAATATTGAAACGGTTTGTGAGAAAGTACCAAAGAACACTTTTTTGATATGGGTATAAACTAAAAGACACCCTGCCTCGGACAGGGTGTATAACATTGGCAAACGAAGAAAAATAAAAGGGGTCCTCAGATACTTTCTGAATAACCCTAAATTGTTCGTGAGTTATGCCATTACTTCGTGTTTCAGTTTTAGTTGAAGCCATTAAATCTGAATTT